GGTGCGGGCGGCGGTGACGCAGCCTTCGAAGCATTTGCCCAGTCCGCCATGGACAAGAAGGGCATGTAACCAACACATGCGCTTTCGTCCCCTCGGTAGCGCATGTCGGGTGATCGGCAACCTCCTCCCACTGGCCGATCACCCCCCAACACAGGAGACGACACATGCGGCACCGCTGGATCACTTTCACCCTTTTGGGCATCACCCTAATCGTCTCCACCCTCATCGTCAGGCCAGCCGTCGCACAGACACCTGTCAAGTGCGCCCTGTCCCTCCAAGTCCTCGACGCCATTGGCCGCTACAGCGAGACCATCAAGGAACAGAAGGTCATCACAGACGCCAACGGCAACACCTTCACAATCATCCTCTGGGTCAACCCAACCACTGGCTCTTGGACCCTCACGGGAACACAAGGCCCCATGACCTGCATCTTCAACGGCGCAACCTCTGGCTATGCGGGATGGCAGATTACAGACTTCATGAAGGGTCAAAACCTTTAGGGACGAAAACCTTTTTCTCCCACCCTATTCTCCCCTGCAAGACACCAAGATTGCGCCACGGCCCAGTCGGTCTCACCATTCGGTAGCGTGAAGGATTTCCGCGCTCCACTCACACCCTCCCTTCAACTCCCATTCGGAGAACGATTATGCCCGCAGCAATCCAAGGTATGCGCGGATCAGGTGAGTTCAACACCGACTTCCGCCCCAAGAACTACCGCGAACTGTTCACGCTCCTTGAGCCAAACGGTAACGCGCCCCTCAACGCAATGCTTGCGATGGGTTCGTCTGAAAGCACAGACGATCCAGAGTACAAGAACTTCCGCGATGAGCTTCCTGACCGTGTCATGAAGATCAACTTCGGCGCTGGCTACAACACCGCCGTCACCGCACTGGTCATCGACGCTTCCGATGACAACAAGTTCGCCATTGCTGGCTCCATCATCGTGAACGCCAACACAGGCGAAGTCATGCACGTCACAGCCGACACGTCGGCGACCACATTGACTGTCACACGTAACATCGGTGGCACGGCCTACTCGATCACGGACAACGATGACCTGTTCATCGCAGGCTTCGCCGCAAAGGAAGGTGGCTCAACTCCAACCGCCATCTCCTTCGACGCCACAGTAGCCTCCAACTACTGCCAGATTTTCCGCACAGCGTTCAGTGTCACCAACACTCTGAACTCCACCCACCTGCGGACTGGCAACAAGGAAGAGGAAAGCAAGACCAAGGCGCTCAAACTGCACATGAGCGACATGGAACGTGCGATGTTCTTTGGCATGAAGCACGAGGCTGACGGTTCCACCAACCAGCCGACCCGCTTCACTGGCGGCCTGATCAACTCCCTGACCAACGTCGTGGACGTCCAGACGGACTACGCCACATACGGCGGCACAGCAGCAGGCGAGATGACCGAAGAAGGCTTTGATGACCTGCTCATCTCTTCCGTCTTCAAGTACGGCTCCAGCCAGAAGATCGCCTTCGTCGGCGAGACAGTGGCAAACCAACTCCAGCAGATCGGTAAAGACCGCTGGGCACCAGACAAGATGGACGGCGCATACGGTGTAAACCTGACGCGCTACAAAACCTTTGCTGGCGACCTGATGGTTCACCTTCACCCCCAGTTCCGTCAGGTTCCGGGCATGAAGCAGGCCATGGTGATCGTTGATTTCCCATACCTGAACTACCGTTATCTGGAAGGCCGCGACACGCAGCTTCTTGAGAACCGCCAGAACAATGGTGAAGACAGCGTCAAGCACGAGTACCTGACCGAGTGTGGTCTGGAACTCACGCAGGACAAGGTCCACACCTACGTCAAGGGTTGGTCCACACGGACTGCATCCTAATCCTCTACCTGAGGACGACCATGTCCTTGTAAATGGTCAAACTACAGGGGCGCTGTGAAGCGCCCCTTTTTTATTCACCCATGGAGAAACGCGATGGCCAAGGCTGCATCCAAAACCACCACCGACACACCGGAACCCACAGGCTCTGCCAAGACACAGTTCAAGGCCGAACCCAAAGCACCCCCTGCTCCCAAGGTCGTCTGGTACGAAAGCCGCGATAAAGAGCCTTACGGCTTCGACGTCTGCGGTATCCGCCCGATCCGCAACTTCTCCAATGGCCGTCTGGAATGGGAAGTGCCGGAAGACCAAGTCGAGCGTTTCGAACAGAACCATTTCTTCCGTTCCAGCCGCGTCGTGGCCAAGGCCATCCCAAAAGACGCCAAGTAAGGACACCACATGGCCAAGAGTGAGACCAACCCGCACCTCCTAGACACAGGCTCGACGCTGGAAACTCTCATTTTCCAAGTGGCCCGTCGTTACGGAGAGATGAACCCCGGCACCATCGACGGCGACCTCGCCTTGATGTTCATCGAATTTGCCAACGAGGTCGTCGAGGACGTCCGCGCCCACGCCTACCATGACGGATCAGACATCGACTACTTCACGTCCCTCCAAGACGTGCGTCCTGTCCCTGACATCGTCATGGTTTCCGGCATGCTGGCCTATTTTGCGGCCCAGCAGGAAAGCCCTCGCGCCCAGTCTCTTGTGCCGATGTACTATCGGCGCATGAACACCACGCTGTGGAACCGCCTCAACGGCAACACACCGATCCAGATGCGCATCGTCGATAACGGCACCAGCCCGCGCAACTCTCTCGGCGTGACCACCAACAAGACCAACGGCAGGACGTCATAAATGGCAGGCTTCAAGACAGACCCTGCTCCCAGAACCAAGTCTTGGGCCTATGAGAACTTCATGGGCCTCGACAGTTCACGGGACATCACGTCCCTAGAGACGGGCAACAACCAGCACCTCACCACCCTGCTCAACGCCACCTGTGACTGGCGCGGGCAGATCGTGCGCGATCCCGGCGTCAAATTTGAAGCAGGCTCCAACCTGCCCGTCTCCCATGTCCGGTTCTTCTCTCCCGGAGAAACCGTCTTCACCGAACAGGACGGCGCAGGCCAGTCCCTCACCTCCAGTCGCGGCCACTCACTGGCCTCTGTGTACCCTCTGAACAGCATCGTCACATCCACGGTCTTCGCCCGCCGTGTGTATTTCGCCTGTCGCGGTGTGAAGATCAGAAGCTACGACGGCTCTGGCTATTCGGAGATCACCTCGCCCGCCATGTCCATTGCCAGACCTAGCTACATCACGTCCATCGCCCGCCGTCTGGCCGTCGCAGGCATCGCTGGCCAAGAAACAGAGGTCCACTTCTCCCGCGTAGACAACGCGGACATCTTCCCAGACGACGAGCCTGACGATAGCGAGAGCGTCCTCCGCGCAGGTATCATCGACGTGGGCAACCTGATCGGCACTGCTGACCGCATCACGGCCATCGCTGGCTTTGAACAGAACCGTCTCGTGATCTTCACAGAAGACCGCGCCCTCATTTACAGAATTGACCCGGACATTGACCAATGGCAGATCGACGAAGCTGCGAACATCAGAGTGGGCTGCGTATCCCACAACACCGTAGCATCAGCGGGGACAGACCTTCTGTTCTGCTCACGCTCTGGCGTCCACAGTGTAAAGCGCTCGGAACAGAATGGTATCCTTGTGTCCAGCTACACCCTCTCCGACAAGGTAGACCTGCTGTACCGCGAACTGATCAATAGCGTCGAAGACCCCAAGTCCATCTCTGCGGTCTTCGACCAAGATCGCGCACAGTATCACATCTTTTTCCCCCAGCCCGGAGGCACACTCTCTCGCTGCCTCACGCTCACGATGAACCCCGAACTTGGCGAAGACAGCATGCCCAAGTTCTCCACCTCATCCTTCCTCAATGCCCGCTGCGCAGACTTCCTTGGCGGCGAACTCGCCTTCGGCACCTCCGCTGGCGTCTACACATGTCTCACGGACGAGAGTACAGACGAAGACGGCATCTACCCGGAAGCCTATATCGTCACACCCTTCCTCTGGCACGGCTCGCTCACCGAAGAGAAGCAGACACACAGCATCATTTTCCAAGCATCCGGCACTGGCATCATCGAGATGGACGCACAAGACGACAAGGGTCGCATCCTCGGCTCAATGCGCTTTGAAATTAACGACAACCCGGACGACAACTCCTTCGAAGACGTGCCACTTTCCGCCCAATACGAGCGCCTTTGGCAGCACCG